AAAGAGAACGCAAGTCCNGGTTCTACTGTCTCCGGCAACATCGCCACACTTAACCGNGTGATCCTGCCGGTGATTCGACGGGTTATGCCNACTGTNATCGCTAACGAACTNGTTGGTGTGCAGCCCATGACCGGTCCTGTTGGCCANATCCACACTCTGCGTGTGCGTTATGCNNNNACNATGACTGACCAAACAGCAGCCGCTACTAGCGTAGTTGCTGGTGAAGAAGCTCTGTCGCCCTTCAAGATCGCTGTTGCATANTCTGCTGGCGCTCGNGGTNCNGACAANGCTGCAACAACCCAGACAGCCGCTCAAGGNTATGCTGGTGCTCAGACTGCTNCCNTNGAGGGNAACGGTGGTCGTCAGATCTCCGTGCAGATCCTGAAGCAAGCTGTTGAAGCCAAAACACGCAAGCTGCAAGCTCGCTGGACATTTGAAGCTGCTCAAGACGCACAAGCAATGCATGGTATCGACGTTGAAGCCGAGATCATGGCTGCTTTGGCCCAAGAGATCACAGCTGAAATCGACCAAGAGATCCTGTTGAGCCTGCGTTCGTTGGCACAGACAGAGTTCACATACAACCAAGCTACCGTTAGTGGTACAGCCACATTCGTTGGTGACGAACACGCCGCTCTGGCAGTTCTGATCAACCGTGTTGCTAACNTGATCGCACAGCGCACACGTCGCGGTGCTGGTAACTGGGCAGTTGTTTCGCCTGCTTCGTTGACTGTGCTCCAGAGTGCAACAACTTCTGCTTTCGCTCGTACCACAGAAGGTACTTTTGAAGCACCCACCAACACCAAGTTTGTTGGTACACTGAACGGCGCGATGCGTGTGTTCGTTGACAGTTATGCCAGCGATTCCACACCTGTGCTGGTTGGTTACAAAGGTTCTTCCGAGGCTGATGCCGCAGCGTTCTACTGCCCATACATCCCTCTGATGAGCTCTGGTGTTGTGCTGGATCCCACAACGTTCGAACCAGTTGTGAGCTTTATGACCCGATATGGCTACATAGAACTCACGAACACCGCGAGTTCTTTCGGGAACGCCGGAGATTATGTTGGCGAGATCGCAGTCTCGAATCTTTCCTTCTCGTAATCAAACGAGTTGTTGGACCAAATCAAAAAACCCACCGGCGGTGGGTTTTTTGTTGACTAAAATGTTATTTCGTGCTAACATACATAAATAACATTATGAACAAATACACCAAATGGTACAATCAAATCGTTGAAAGAGCAAAGTTTCGGATCATTGACGATTATACCGAATCACATCATATCATTCCAGAGAGTATGGGTGGTCCCGACACCACAGACAATCTGGTTGAACTCACTGCCCGCGAACACTTTATATGCCACTGGCTCCTTGTCAAAATGACTACCGGAGAAGACCACTGGAAAATGGTCAATGCCTTGCGTATGATGCGAGCAGAAAAATCTGGGCAAAAAAGATATAAAACAAAGATTACTGCCCGGGTGTATGAAAATCTCAAAAAAGAGTACTCTATATTACAAAGCGAAAGAAAACGAGGAGAAAACAATCCGATGTACGGGGAAAAGTTTTTTCGCAGCGAAGAAGGAAAGCAGCGACAGAGAGAAGCCATACTAGGCGATAATAATGGTGCAAAAAAAGAAGAAGCAAGACAAAAAATAGCCGATAGCAAAAAAGGTAAAAAGCGAGCACCGTTCAGCGAAGAATGGCGAGCCAAGATGTCAGAAAGCAAACGCGGAGAAAAGAACAACCGCTACGGTGTAGAACTTTCCGAAGCAACCCGTCAGAAGATTAGAGAAAAGGCCCTTGGTCGTAAACAAAGTGAAGAAACTATAAAGAAGAAAGCGGATGCTATCCGTGGACGAGCCAAACCCAAACGCCTCTGCCCCCACTGCCAACAGATGATCGCTGTGAACACCTACCCCCGCTGGCACGGTGACCGCTGCAGCCAAGCTGCCACCCCATAAATACCCAATGCCCAACGTCATCACACCTTATTCTGGACAAGCCGAGCTCACCGCATCAAACGGTCTCGAAATCACGAGCCAGGGACTGTGGCGGTTCTCGGAGTCGGGCTACAATGATGGTGTGACCTTTGGGTTGTCAATGACCTATCCGTCACCGGAATCCGGGGGCGTGTTGCAGTTGCGGGCGCAAGGGTGGCAGATACCACCCGGCTCTGACCTTACCGCTTACACCGATCCCGAGACGTCAATCACTTATCCCGCTGCAGCTTGCCAGATCACTGTCACCGGTCGCTGGGTCATCGCCCGGAGCGTGAACTCCAACAGCTTCAACAGCACTGGGGTGGAGTATCAGGGTACCACGGTCACGGACCAAGGCGGTCGCGACATGGGTCCATGGTTGCTGGATTATGAATCACCCGTGGCGACCTATGTGCGACAGGGATCGGCTGTCACAGGTGGCGCTATCGACACCTTTGGCAGCCACGTTTTCCACTGCGAGATCACGGAAAGCAGCACGTCTGACAACTCCAACCGGCAGTACCAGAGCAACACCCGGGTGAGACCTGTGTGGGCATATACCTACGTCAAAAGCTGGCAGATTCCGGATGCTAACCCCGAGCTACTGATGGCGATACAGAGATTCCGGCAGGTTAAATCGTAAAAGTCCGTAGGAAGCGTTGTATCTGATCCGTCACGGGCTGCCATTGATCCATCTCAGGTTGGCGGAACAATCTGGCAGTGGGGTACCATGGACTGTCTCCTCGACCCAACAACCAGCGCCAATCTACGGCATAGTGATTCAGCATGATCCAGGTAGGTCTGCCCATGGCAGCACTTAGGTGGCTGATGGCAGTGTCTACAGATATCACCACATCTAGATTCGAGATCAAGGCCACGGTATCGCTCATGTTGGTGATAGTTCCGGGATACAGCTCTATTCCTGCCGCAGCCAAAGCAGTGCTTTCTTCTGGCGTGGCATCAATCTGCAAATTGATCCACTGATATTGTGGGTTTGCCTGCAGCATTTCAAAGATCACAGAGAACGGCACACTCTTGTGTTGGTTGATCCAGGTGTCTCGGCGTCCTGACCATGAAATTCCCACTCGCATGCGGGTCTTTGGCCCCAGACGATCCTGCCATGTCCGTGCCAGCGCTGGATTGGCCGTGATATAGCTGATAGGGCTATTGAGATTTTCTAAAGTTAGTCCCAACGCACCGGGTATGCTCATCATGGGAGTCCAAACATCAAACGCCGGCAGCGGTTGCTCGTAACCAGTGGTGTAGATCACGGTTTCGTTGGTGCCAAACAGCGGGATCAAAGAATCCGGCACCACTAGGATCGCACGCCCGCCTTGCAGCCCCACCTCTCGAGTAAAACGCACGAATTGTATGCAATCACCCAGACCTTGTTCGCCTACGATCAACAAGGTTTTGCCCGCCAATGATTCACCCTGCCACCGCGGCTGTGGCAACGCAGGTAACTGTCCTTTGAGATGCTCAAACTGCCAGCGTCGCTCATATTGTTGCCACCCTCGTTGGTAATCGCCCATGAGCAACAGGCTCACGGCTAGATTGAAATTGGCTTGCTCGTGTTGGGGATCTAACCTCAGGCAATGTTCCAAAAAAGGTATGCTTTGATTGGGATAGCCCATCTCTCGCATGACGTTGCCATAGTTGTTCCAAGCAGCGGCGTGATTGGGATCGGCCACGAACACCTGTGCATAGCACTGCAGAGCGAGATCTGGCCGCCGTTGGGCGCGATATTCGTTGCCTTGATTGATCAGCAGTTCCAGTTCCATGGAGATATTTAAGTGGTTATATTATGGCAGTAAATTTTGCTAAATACTCTTACGCAATCCTGCGTTTATGCGGCCTTACCCGCCGCGTAGCAGCTAGAACCTGCATTGGACTTCTTTATAGGAGAAATAAAATGGGTCGTCCCTTAAAAATCAAAAAAACCACGACCAAAGACGTGGGCTTTAATGCATTCAATGAATTAGAAAATCCAGTTTACCCTGTCACAGTCGCAGCCACTGAGTTCTATGGCGTAGTTGGTGGCAACGATTCCGCTGGTGATTTAGCCACGGCTACATATCCCACAGTGAAAATCCGTGTGAAAATCGGCGCCAACGCCGAAGCCGATGGCTCTATCATCCGCCAAAAAGGTTCAATCAAATATTTGGTCACCGATGGTACCAACACTGGTATCTGTACCTTGGCCGATCTGGCCGATGGTGCGCTCACAGACAACACCATGACCATCACCATGGACGAAGGTGATTCTACACCTGTGCGCATTTCCAAACTCACCAATAAGTGGGCGCTGGATTACACCGGCGGTTCGTCATATTCAGCTGCAGCAGTGGTACAGCGCATCCGTTATTTGGCCAACTTCTTTGATGGTGGCAGCACAGCTGTCAAATCTGGCACACGCGGTCAAGCAGTCACGCTGGGCCTGGTCGAGAACAATACCTAATCAGTTATTGTTTCCACAGGAATCCTTCCTGCTACATACAGGGAGGATTTTTTATGGCCGCTTTTGTGTTGGGAAATGGGGTAAGTCGACGGAGTATCGATACAGATACACTGATATCTCGCGGGGCGGTGTATGGATGCAACGCTTTGTATCGTACCCATCGCCCACTAGTGCTGGTGGCCACGGACCGTGCCATAGCCGAAGAGATACAGGCCTCCGGTTACGCATATCAAAATCGTTTTTACACACGCCGTCCAATTCCGGGATCCGGGGCACAAATCATTGAAAAAGCCTATCATGGATTCAGCTCCGGGCCCGTGGCCATCAGTATCGCTGCCCAAGATGGAAATCAGCGCATCTATCTCCTGGGGTTTGACATGGGTCCAGTGAGCGGGCGATTCAACAACATGTATGCCGACACTCCGCACTACAAGCCCAGCGTTGCTGAGCCCACATACACCGGAAATTGGACTAAACAGATTGTCCAAGTTTGCAAAGATTTCTCAGATCGACAATTTTTCCGTGTACATGGGGAAACCACCGCAGAAATACCAGAATTCCGTTGTGTGCGTAATTTACATGCTTTGGCTGTCCAGGACTTCTTGCTACGGCTAAATACAGGCGAGGAACTCTAGATGTCTACATACAAGAATATCAGCGGAGATTATACCATCACCGTGAACAACGGTTCGGGAGTGATGACGGTCAATGGTGACTTGAATGTGCGCGGTAATGCCACATACATTGATGTAAAAGAACTCAAAGTCGATGATCCGTTTATCACTGTAGCGGCCAACAATTCCGGATCAGGATCTGGTGCTGCGTTTCCTGAGCAAGGGCTCGTGGCCCAGACCGGCGCCAGCACCTATGCTGGATTGAGATTCAACAACAGTACCAACACCTGGCAGATCAGCCCCAGTGTGGACGCCAATGGTGCTCCTGTGGTGTCGTATTTTGACATAGCATCGGCAGGAGCAGCTACACCAGGCGCTCCAGAAAATGCCGTGCAGTTTAATGTGGGCAATAGTTTTACGGGCAATGCAAATTTCTTGTTTGATGCCGGTAACGTCCGACTCACCTTAGTGGGTCATCAAGTTTTTGGAAACATTGGATCCGCTCCTGGTGCTGTAGCCAACTCTGTAGCAGTTTATCACAATCAAGTTGGTGGTGGCGGCACAGGACTGTATGCTCGCACCTCTGCTGGCACAGGAGAATTGGTTAACAAGTCCCGAGCTATAATTTTTGGACTCATACTCTAAGGAAACACCATGGCGATAACGTCAACAGAATTAACAACTACCAACCCAACCACGGTTTTTACTGCTGCTTCTCAGTCAGTGATCAGCACAGTATATCTCTGTAACTATTCGGCCGGAAACGTCACTGTGGATATCCATGCTATCACCGGTAATGCCGTGACGGCCGGAAACACCAATGTAATCTACTCCAATTATCCCATAGAAACTGAAGGCACTTTGGTATTAGACACAGAAAAACTGATCTTGGATACATCAGACGTGATCCAGGTATCTTGCAGTAATGCCAGTGCTGTGACTGTGACTGTAAGTTCATATAATATCTGATCATAACAATGGCCCGATTAGTAAAAAACACAGCCATAGTCACAGGTAGCTCGGCCATAAGATTACCTTATGGATCATCTGCCCAACGTCCTGTGGCTCCTGTTTTTGGCCAATTCCGTTACAATACTGACATTGGTTTGTTGGAATTTTTTGACGGTACTGTGTTCCGCAGTCTCAGCCCATCGGGTAACCTTACATACACTGTAGACAGTTTTACCGGAGATGGCAGCACTACCAGCTTCAATATGAGCATCGCCGAAAGCAGCGAGCAACAGATCATAGTTTTCGTGGGATCAATCTATCAAGATCCCGTTACGGCCTATACCGTCAACGGTACTATCACCGTGACTTTTACTAGCCCCCCACCGGCTGGTGAGCCGATCTCGGTCATACACAGCACGACTTAACCATAAATATCCCATAAGGATATCCAATGGCCATCAATTTCATACGCGGAAACATATTATCAGACAATTTGGTCCGCGGATCAAACATATCCATTCAGAGTAGCCCGCTCTCTAACAGAGATGTGCTTTTTGTTGATGTTGTCAACGCCAATGTAGGTATCAATACCGCTGCTGCCACCCATACTCTCACAGTCTGGGGAAACTGCAACATCAGAGATACTGCGGAAGCCGGAAATTTATCAACTCCGGGCGATGTATCTGCTGCAGGCAACGTCACGGGAAATATTGGTAATTTCTCTGATATAGTAGTTGGAAATATTGATATTGGCAATATCATTGGCGGTGGCAATTTACAAGTTGAAAGTATCACTTCTAACACCTTCGTCAGCGCCGTTGGGGACGTGATCGCAGCCAACATATCAGTCTCTGGTAACGTCAGCGGAAACATAGGTGTGTTCAATGACTTAGTTGTTGGAAACATTGATCTTGGTAATTTGGTTTCGGGCGGAAATCTGCAAGTTGAAAGCGTCACGGCCAATCTCTATCTATCTGCCGTGGGAGATATCACCGGTAGCAACGTCACTGCTACGGGAAATGTAGTAGGTGGAAATTTAACTACCGCAGGCAACATTGATGGAGCAAATGTCAATGTCACAGGTGATATTTCCGCAGCAGGAAACATTACTGCAGCTAACTTCTCTGGCACAGGTAATATCAGCTTGGGTAATCTTACTGTTGCCAATACTACTATCTCTACTAGCCTTTCCAATGGCAACATTACTCTAACTCCCACCGGATCTTCTCTAGCGATAATTGATACTACCACTGGATTGGTTGTAGCCACGGGCGATACAGGACAACGTCCTGCCGGAGCACCTGCCGGTACTCTGCGATTCAACACCGACATTGAAAGATTAGAAGTTTATGATGGCGCCGAATGGGATCCAGTGGTCAGCGATGTCACCAATCAAACAATCACCGGTGATGGATCTACTCTTGTATTTGTGCTAGATCGCGCCAGTACCGCAGCAGCCACGCTGATCATGCTCAACGGTGTGGTACAGTTACCGGCTGTAGCGTATACTATTACCGGTAACTCTCTTACTTTTGCCCAAGCTCCGGAAACCACTGATGTCATAGACATCAGATTCCTATAATCTCTATTCCTATCTCCTGAAAATCCGCGTGGTTAAGTTTTTGTAGGCCGTGCTA